ACAAAGGGGAGGTAAGCAGAATTGACCATCAAAGAGTTATCACAGCTCTATTACCTTAACCGGGAAATAGAGGACTGTCAGAAGAAACTGGAAGAACTGGAATCACAGAGAGGTGTCAGCGCGGTCATGATCGATGATATGCCGCACGGTAAGGGACCGGCGAAAAGCAGGGTTGAACAGCTGGCACTGGAAATTGTGGATCTGAAAGCAATCATACATGCAAAGCAGATCGAATGTATCCATGAGCGGAACCGTTTAGAACGGTACATAGCAGAGATACCGGATTCATTGACACGTCAGATCTTTGAATACCGTTTTGCAAATTGCCTTCCTTGGCATCAGGTAGCATTGCACATCGGTGGTGACAATACAGCGGACAGCGTGAGAATGGCCTGTAAGAGATACCTTGAAAAAGTGGCAGGCTGAAGGTTGTTCGTTTTGTTCGGTCAGTCTGTGATATGCTTTATCATGGAATTCGTATGATACGGAGTGGGAGTTGCCTCCGCTCCCGGCCGGCAGAGTGTTCTCCGTAACATGCACATAGAATTTCCAACAGGGCCTCTGGCGCGTGGTAAGCACACGTCAGGGGTCTTTTCAATGGTGGAGGTGAAGAACATGTCATATAGACAGCAGCGGGACTATGAGAACCTGAATAAAGCGATATTCGATGGAGTGGGTGAGTATGACATTCCGGTCATCGAACCAGACAGTCCGCAGGTTGATAACTGGATCAGTTTCAACTATGCGAAAGGGTGCGAGGAACCGGAGATACACGGCATCCACTTTTTCATTGACGATTATCAGTTTGTCCGTGTCTGGAAGCAGCCGGATGTTTACCTGGATATGCTGAGAAAGTTTCAGGCAGTATGCACGCCTGACTTTTCCACGTATACAGACTTTCCGAAGACGATACAGCTGTATAACCACTATCGGAAGCACTGGTTAGGTGCGTACTGGCAGATGAACGGGATCCGGGTGATACCTACCATCAGCTGGGCGGATCGGGACAGCTACGAATGGTGTTTTACCGGTGAGCCGGAAGGCTACACGGTCGCGGTCAGTAGCGTTGGAACGCAGGGCAGTCAGGAGACACGACAGTTATTTCTGGACGGATATCGGGAAATGATGACCAGGCTGCAGCCGCAGAGGATCATCATGTATGGCAACGTACCGGATGAATGCCAGGGAAATATTATTCCCGTCAAAGCGTTTCAGCAGAAATGGAGGAATGGCTAATGGGCGGTCGTGGGGCAAGTTTTACCACAGCCAGAGAAATAGTCGGACAGTATGAGTTGACGGATATAACCGACAGTAAATCAAAGATTGTCAGTTTCTTCCGTGACATTGATAAGAACGGCGGTATTCGAGTTGATGAAGAGGCCGGAAAGATCAAAGTCACGAAGTCAGCAATGCAGAAGGCACGGGATCTGGCAGATGAGCTTTCTGAAAGAATGGTCGAAAGGGATGAACAATCCCTGAGAGATTACAGAGATATCCGTCAGATAATGAATGGTGAGTATTCGATCAGCGATCAGGACCGCAGTAACATTCCTGATTTCAATGCTTATGTCCGGTCGAGTGAGAATTTCATAAAGATCCGGCGCAATGGTATGAGCATTGACACAGCATATCAGGAACTTGCGTCCATGTATCCATATTACTTTGATGCAGACCGGGTAACCAATCCTGCGGATCAGCTGCAGGACATTAACCGTGTCCTGGCAGATCTGAAGAACAGCACGCGACAGATACCGCGTGAATACCGGCAGGAAGCGGCGGATGACTTGCGAACTACCATTATCCGGGGTTATATCGCACTGCAGTACAGGAAGGGGCGCAGGACGGCATGACGGAGAAAAGCAAGACTGATATCAGCAAGGCAGTCGAAACGGTGATGAGAAAATGCGGTGTAACTATTCCTGACAGGATAAAAGAGTATACCGTAGAAGAGGAAGATGACAAAACGGTTGAAAAAAGTTGACTGTTTACACAGGAGGTGCTATCATGGGAGGTAGAGGAAGTGGAAGCGGATTAAAACAAAGCGACGGCCCTCGTGGAGGTGGCGGCGGTGATACAAAATGGAATCAGCCGAATACGCCACAAATGCGGCCGCCGGCCCCGAATATCAGAGGGGTCATAGGCGCGAAAGGCAAGCCTATATCCGCCACACAAGCAGTTAAAAGCATCAATCCTTTCAGAGATGCTGAGTATGGCGATTACAGCGAGAATTGCCAGCGTTGCGTTGTTGCTTTTGAGCTGAATCGAAGAGGTTACAAAGTAGAGGCAGAAGCGACGTGGGAGAATGATACATACCCGCGTGGAAACCATTGGCTGTCCGCATTTAAAGGCGGAAAGCTGGAAGATGTTGGCGCTCGTAACACAGCGGCGATCAATAAAAACATTCTTTCAAAAATGGGATCTTGGGGTGAAGGTTCCAGGGCTATTGTCAAAGTACAGTATCCCGGAGGCAATTCAGGGCATGTATTCAATGTTGAATACCATCGGGGAAAACTTTATTATTACGACGCTCAAACCGGCGTTTCGTATAAAAACCGAACGGTGTTTGACCATGTTGTAAAGGGTAACGTCCAAATCGTTAGAAGCGATAATCTTGATATTGCCGATAATGTTAGGGATATGGTGAGAAAGCGCAGGTAAGGTAACCAGTTAGGAGGCAAACATGGGGACTAAAGAAGCTATCGAAAAAGCCAAAAAATTAAATCCAAATTATAACAAGTGTGTTGAGCATTCAAACGCGTGGGCATTTAGCCGTGACGATGATGAAGAACGCGTCGGAGGGCCGGATGCAGGTATCGTTATCATGAAAGATGACGGGCGCGTGCTTAGAATGTACGAGTATTACATGACAGATCTTGGTGAGAGTGAAATCATAAGCGAACAGAAGATCTGACACAGAAAGGCGTAAAATGGGCGGTAGAGGCGGTTCATTCACCAGTGTTGGTGAAAGCATCGCATACAGAAACGCCTTAAATGCAGCGGAAAACGGGATAAAGCGTGATAGGGTTGAAACAGCTATCCTTCTGGACAAAGACGGGAATACCATTTTCACCGAGTCACAGGGCAGTGCTGATTCGGTACAATTCTCACCGGATCAGTTCAATCAAATGAAGGACGGCACGCTCACGCACAATCATCCGAGTGGATCAACCTTCAGTTGGCAAGATCTTGACTTGCTGGTGCGAAGTGGATTGAAAGAGATCCGCGCCACATCTGCAAACAGGACGTATCGAATGATAGACCTTGGAGGATCCTTCTCTGGAAAAGGAAATTTTCCACAGGATTTCTTTAACGCTTATCAGGCCAACAAAGCTGTATGCGATGCGAAATATCAGAAGATCGAAAACAATTACAATTCAGGAGCCATATCATACAATGAGTATGCTGACCAGTGTTCAAACCTCAATAAAGAGCTGAACATGATGAACAGTAAATGGTTAAGGTCAAATGCTCGATTGTATGGATACAGGTATGAAATGATCGGGAGGAACTGATATGCCTAAAACAAAAGACGGCGGATATTTATTACATGAACCGGATGCAGCGGCCGGCCCGTATGCTCCGAAGGCAAAAGAAGAGGAAAAGAAGTCCGGAAAGGGTAAAAAACCCGGAACGGTGAAGAGATCAGGAAACAAGCGAACAGGAAAGAAGTAAAACCCTCTACCACATACGGCGGAGGGTTTCTTTATGCCCTGAGAAAGTGAGGTATGCCGTATGGCGTTCGCAAAGGGGAATCAGTACGGCAAAAAGCCGAAGTATAAGACACCCGAAGAAATACAGGAAAAAATAGATGCATACTTTGAGGAGTGTAAAGGTACACTCCTTGAAGATCATAACGGAGATCCGATCATTGACAGGTGGGGCAATCCGGTATATCTGGACAGGAAGCCGCCCACGGTCACGGGGCTGGCGCTTGCCCTGGGATTTAAAACGCGCCGCGCCTTAATGCTCTATCAGGCAAAGAAAGAGTTCATGGACGTGATACTGGAAGCGAAGTCCCGGATAGAGATGTACAACGAAGAACAGCTCTTTTCCCGCGACGGGTCCAGAGGCGCACAGTTCTCTCTGCAGCATAACTTCCAGGGGTGGCAGGAAGAGAAGGAAGACGATAAGAAAGGTGCAGCGGTCAATATCATCAATGATATTCCGAAGGGGACTGTCACGGTGAACACGGACACGGCGGTGTTCAATGCATTGCAGAAGCCGGAGGATGAAGCTACACAGGATGCCGGCGAAGAGTAACCTTTCCGGGGTTCGTCTCACAGACCTGATAGCCCCGGCGTTCTATCCCGTGTACTGGGACGTAAGAGAGGGGAACCATACATATTACGATCTGTACGGCGGTCGAGGATCCACAAAATCATCCTTTATCAGTCTGGACCTGGTAATGGGTATCATGGAGGATCCGGCAGCGAATGCAGCTGTCTTCCGTAAAGTGGCAAGCACTATCGGGACATCTGTATTTGAACAGGTTTTGTGGGCGATCAATGCGTTAGGTGTGGAAGAACTGTGGAAGACCACAACCAATCCATACAAGGCCACGTATAAACCGACGGGGCAGGTTATATTATTCCGAGGCCTGGATAAAGCCAAAAAGCTGAAGTCCATCAAAGTATCACGCGGATATCTGAAATATCTGTGGTTTGAAGAACTTGACGAGTTTTCAGGCGAAGAAGAGATCCGATCTGTACAGCAGTCAGTCCTCCGAGGCGGCCCGAAATACGTTGTATTCAAGTCCTTCAACCCGCCGATCAGTAAATCAAACTGGGCGAATAAATACGTCCTGAAGCCGCACAGAGGCGCGTACAGGCACAAATCCTGTTATCTGGATGTGCCGCGTGACTGGTTAGGACAGCAGTTCTTTGATGATGCGGAAGATCTGAAGAACACGAATTATCGTGCCTATCAGCATGAGTACCTGGGGGATGCCGTCGGAACTGGCGGTGAAGTCTTTGACAACCTGGAAATCAGGGCAATCACTGACGCGGAGATTGCGAGTTTTGCCAATATTTACATGGGTATTGACTGGGGCTGGTTCCCGGATCCGTACCACTGGGGCAAAATGAACTATGATGCAGCCCGTAGGACCTTATACATCTACGATGAAATGCGGTGCTGGAAGACATCGAATGCAGAGACCTGGAACCGGCTTGTTATGCAGCACGGCGTAACGAGTCAGGATCTTATCACTGCGGATTCTGCGGAAAAGAAATCTGTCGGAGACTATCGTGATTATGGCTCTCTGTGCCGGCCGGCAATCAAAGGTCCGGACAGTGTGCGGTATGGTATGAAATGGCTGCAGTCTTTAGTAAAGATTGTCATTGATCCGTACCGATGCCCGTATACGGCGCAGGAGTTTACAGAGTATGAGTATGAACGGACAGACGATGATGAGATAATCAGCAGCTATCCGGATGCAAATAACCATAGCATTGATATGACCAGATATGCTATGGAACGCGTATATAAGCGCAAAGGCCAGTAATGAAAAAACAGCCCTGGCAAGGGCTGAGAGGATTGCAGTTGTCATGGAGCAGCTGCGGGATAGCGGTAGGCGTAGGGGCCGCTATTATTTGGGTGAGTGTGCCGAGAGGCGAAGGCAGCGGACTGTAAATCCGTGACAGAGAAACACCGGTGGTTCGATTCCACCTTCACCCACGATGCCCTCCGAGGTCTGCGGACCGGCGGTGAAAGCTCATTCTTTTTGGAGATTATGAGAAAGGCTACACAGTAAAAAGAGTTTTACTTTTCCCGTCGTTGTGGTAGAATCTTTTTATCACAATATGAGGGAGGCGTTTATAGTGGCAAACTATGTAACGATCACGTCAGATAAGAGCAAAAAGACAGCTTATCTGATTTGCCTCTTTACCGGAATGTTCGGCGGTCATTACTATTACGTCGGGCGAACGATGAGAGGATTACTTGCAACATTCACTTTGAATTTTGCATTCATCGGTTGGATTCTGGATCTCCGGAAGATCCGGAAAGGAAAATTCAAAGACAATGTTGGTCAATATTTGAGGCAGTGATAATCACATCAAAAGCAGAGCAGAAATGCCCTGCTTTTTTCATGCAGAAAATGAGGTGAGGACGATTGAATATCTTCACGGGCCTTATGGCAAAAATACGGGAGGTGTTAAGACGATTGATCCCATATAGAAACATAGAGCAGGTGGAGAATATCGAAACTCCCCTGTCAACAGATATGACGAACGCCCTTGACCTGTGGTACAAGCTGTATCTGAATCAGGCGTACTGGTTAGGCGGCGAAGCGAATGTGAAATCTTTGAACCTTCCGGCTTTTATCAGTTCCGAGATTGCACGTCAGATTGTGCTTGAAATGAAATGGAATATCACCGGCAAGGATGCCAACGGGAACACGCAGAACGATGACGGCGATGACGTGATGAATCCGCGTGCGGAATACCTGAAGGCAGAATTTGAAAAGTTAATATCGGTCCTGCGGCTGAAGCTGGAACAGGGATGTGCTGCCGGCGGCATGGTTATCAAACCGTATCCGAATGTAGATGATGGACATCTCTATTTTGACTGGGCAATGGACTGGGGTATTTATCCTCTGGCCTTTGACGATGACGGGAATCTGTCAGACTGTATCATTCCGGATATCTTCCGGGATGGGAAAACAATCTATACCCGCCTGGAACGTCATACGGTCAAAGGGAAAGACGTAGAAATCACGCAGAGGGCTTTTAAATCGACCGTAGAGGACAGTCTGGGCATGGAAATCAGTCTGTCAGACGTGGAGAGATGGAGCAGCCTGCAGGAAAAGGCGATTGTGAAAGACTCTGAAGGTCCGCTTTTTGGCTGGTATAAGGTGGCAGCGGCAAATAACGTAGACATTGACAGCCCCCTGGGGGCTTCCGTATTTGCCAAAGCCATTGACGTGATAAAGGAAGCGGACATGCAGTATTCCCGCCTTCTCTGGGAGTATGAAGGGTCCGAGCTTGCGATTGACGTAGATCCGACAGCCCTGAGACCGAAACGGGCAGAGGGCGGCGGCGTGGAAATGCCGAAGCTGAATCAGCGCCTCTTCCGTGCGGTTGACATTGATAAGGGTGACCGCGATCTGTACGATGTGTTTTCTCCGAATATCCGTGATGCGAGTATCCTGAATGGCCTGAATCAGCTCATGATCCGTATTGAGGATCTGTCCGGGCTGTCCCGTGGAACGCTGTCAGATGCCAATGTAGAGGCACGGACAGCAACGGAAATGAAAATCATCAAACAGAGATCCTATACCACGATAGCAGACAACCAGGCAGCCCTGGAACGGTGTCTGAAGGATGTTGTCCGGGTTATGAACAAATACGCCACTGTTTACCATCTGGCTCCGGAGGGTGACTATGATGTGTCTTTTGAGTGGGACGATTCGATTCTGACCGATACGGACGCGGAAATGCAGGAACGGCTTATGATGCTGAATGCCGGCATTATCAGCAAGGCAGAATTCCGTGAATGGTATTTTGGGGAGACGAAGGCACAGGCCAAAGCCGCTATTGAAAGCATAAGCGACGAAAAGGCCGCAGACATGCAGGCCATGATGCCGCAGCAGACAGACCAGACAGAGAACGGAGGAAATGGCGGCGGTCCGCTTCCCACACCCGCAGGCGGTGATGAAGAGTGACACAGGCAGAACTTGAAAAGAAAGTCGATATAATCATGCAGCGTTTCGATGAGGTAAACGCTTTTTTTATTGCCAAAGTAGCAGACCAGGTTATGAGAGTGGGGAAGCTCATACCTTCCACCATGAACATAATTTCTGTTATGGCAAGTATGAATGAGGATATCGCGGCGATCAATCAGAAGATTGCGGCAGCACTGAGAATGAGTATCCCGGATCTGTATGACCTGTACAACGATGCCATGCAGAGCCATTACAGGGATCCGCGTTTTGTACGGGCGCTGCAGGAAACGCCTTTGACGGACAGCGCGAAAGCCAGGATCCGGCATTTTACGGAAGCGGTCAGCAGACAGACGGCCGGAACCATGATAAACCTGTCAAACACTACAATAGCGTCCAATGTATACCGGCATACCGTCGATAATGCGATCCTTGCAGTCAGCAGCGGATTGACTGATTACAGGTCAGCTACACGGCAGAGCATTAGGGACCTGGGACACAATGGCCTGCAGATGCAGTATCCTTCCGGGTATCACAGACGGCTGGATACTGCTGTCCGACAGAATATCATAGACGGCGCGAACCAGATTGCACAGCAGGGGTCAATCCTGATGGGGGAAGAGTTGGGCTATGATGCCTATGAGCTTTCCGCGCATGTACGATCAGCGCCGGATCATGAACCGATACAGGGCAGAGTGTTCCTGATTGCAGAGTTTGAGAAGCTGCAGAATCAGCAGCCCTTTGAAGACGTTGACGGGAACCAGTACGAAGCAATCCGCCGGCCTATCGGTGAGTGGAACTGTATGCATATCGCTATGGCCTTCTCTACGAAGTATTCAAAGCGGCAGTATACAGACGCACAGCTCAAAAAGTGGGCAGATGACAATGAGAAGGGCTGCATGATAGGCGGAAAGCACTATACCACCTATGAGGCGGCACAGCTCATGAGACAGATTGAAACACAGGTCCGGCGGGAGAAGGATACAGCCAATGCCGCGAGAATTGCCGGTGACGATGTTCTCCGGAGAGAATGCCAGATCCGGATCAATAACCTGGCAAGGAAGTATCAGGAAGTTGTTCAAGCATCAGGCTTGAAAGCCCGAAAAGAGCGCATGAGCGTGGAGGGCTTCAGGATGGTTAAAGTATAAAGGAGGCACACATGGAATTCAGAGAAGCATTCAAAGCAATGAGAGCGGGTAAGAAGGTTCGTCTTCCGAGTTGGTCCGGTTACTGGGCGTGGGAGAACGGCACAATTATGATGCACTGTCATGACGGGAAGGTGCTGGACATCCGAAACACGGACGATCCTGCATACACCTTTACAAACATCGCGTCTTCCGCCTGGAAGATTGTTGGTGAGATGACCGATCTGAAAGATACGGCAGCGGCCATGGTATCTGCTGACTACAAAGAGCGGTTCAAAGCAGAGTATTACCAGACCGTCATCCGGTTCAAAAAGCTGATGGTAATGCTGAAAAAGTGGGATGCTGGAAAACTGGACTTCACACCGACCTGCTGCAGAGGTATCTATAATCTTCAGATCCGTGCTATGGCTGACTATATTGCAGCCCTGGAAGCACGCGCACAGATCGAAGGCATTAAGTTGGAGGGATGAGAGATGCAGGAAAAAGCAAGACAGATTGTGATGGAATATTTCAACAGTCATGCTGATGTGACCGACGGCGTACAGATCAGCATGGAGGACGTGTATGTTGTCTGGTTCAGTAAGACGCTGCAGAACTGGAAAGCTCTGGTAAGCACTAAGGTTCCGGATAACAAATATTATGAGCTTACCTACAACGGGGACAAGGGCGAAACCTATGTTGACGTTTACGTGAAACTGGACAACCAGGTTGTGAAGGATTGAGGAGGGCAGGAACATGAGAAAGTTCATAAATCTCAGCGCTCCGTGGGTCCTTTTTTACAGAGAGATAGAAGCCCTGTTTAAAGAGGATCCGGCTGTCAGGGTTGAATATGATGAGGCCAATCAGACGATCAGGCTGTATGTGGAAGGCGAAGAAAAAGCGGACGCGCTGGCGCAGTTGCTTCCGACAGTGAGGACATTCGGAGATGTCGTGGTAAAGGTGGCGGTCATTCCGGCCAACTTAAAGGGTCCTTCCAAGCTGCAGTTGTTTCAGAAAGCATTTGAGGGCAATCCTGCACTTGCATTTATTCAGGGCGGCAGCAGTGGTGTTTTTGATCTCAACTATGTGGTGTTTAAGAGTAAAGTTGTTCAGTTCAAGAGTGATGATATCGGGGATGTGAACGGCCTGACATCTACTCTGTATCAGAACATCGCAAAGGATCTTTTTGAGGATGTCCGCGGAATATTCTTCTGCACGGAAATTGCAGAATGAAGCAGCAAATCTGCACATTATGTGCCGGTTTTTGTAAAAATTCCGCAAAAATCGGGGTTAAAACTCTGAAAAACATAATTTTGTTGATAAGCCTCTGAGAAATCAGGGGCTTTTCATATATCTACTACCCGGCGTTGCAGGGATATAAATGCGACGGTTCAGCCATACCGCTGAGTGGCAGCGGAAATACAAATTAAATCAAGCATGAACGACAGGAGGAACAGACATGGAATTTTTGAAAGCACTTTTCGGAGATGAAGCATTGACCTATGACCAGCTTGCGGCAAAGGTGGCAGAGGGCAAACTGAATGTTGTCAATATTGCGGACGGGTCCTACGTGAGCCGGAACAAGTTTGATGACACAGTGAACGGCCTGAAATCTCAGGTAACTGACCTTCAGGGGCAGATAGCGCAGAGAGACACCGATCTTGCCGGCCTGAATGAACAGCTCACAGCTGCACAGGCGGACGCTGGACAGCTTGCAGAAGCTCAGAAACAGCTTTCCGCGCTGCAGTCCAAGTATGACAAGGACAGTAAGGCGTGGGAGGCAAAGAACGCACAGCAGGCCTATGAATATGCTGTCAGAAGCAAGGCCGGTGAACTGAAGTTCACGAGCGCGGCAGCAAAGAAAGACTTTATCAGGGAGGCCATTGCACAGGGATTCAAGATGGATGGCGATACGCTGATGGGCTACACAGACTTTGTGGCGAAGTACCAGGAGAATGATCCGGGTGCATTCGTGAAAGAAACGCCTGCAGCAGATCCGAAACCGGCGGATCCGACTCCTACGATTGTGCTTCCGGGAAAGTCCAATCCTAACCCTCATAAGATGTCTCTGGCGGAAGCTATGAAGGCAAAAAATGAAAACCCGAACATGGAAATCAATTTTGAAAGCTGATTTCCGCTGATTACCAGAAAGGAGAATAGAAATGCCTGGTATTTTTGATAACAAACTTTTCAATGCAGAGGTATTCCAGAAGTACGTTGATCGTATCCCGAACCTCAACAGAAACGAGCTGATTCGCTCTCGTGCGGTACGTCCGAGACCGGATCTTGCTGCAGCTATGGCCGATCAGGTGGGCGGCAACTATCTGACCACTCCGCTGTATGGCCTCATCAATGGCGCTGAAGTCCAGAACTATGACGGTAACACTGACATCGATTCCAATGAGACTGTGACCTTCAGTCACTCCCGTGTCGTTGTCGGCCGTGCGCAGTCCTGGGTTGAGCGTGATTTCAGTTACGATATCACCGGAGGCGTTGACTTCCTGGAGAACGTGGCACAGCAGATCGCTGAATACTGGGAGGAAGTCGATCAGGCTACGATCGTTCACATCCTGAACGGTGTGTTTGCTATGACCGATACCGAAGGTAAGAAGTTCGTCGATGGCCATACCCTGGACATCACTGCGAAGGAGAACAGTGAGGGTGTTACCGGTGTAATGGACGGAACTACTCTGAATATCGCTATGCAGCAGGCCTGCGGTGATAACAAGGGTAAGTTCTCCCTGGCTATCATGCATTCCTTTGTCGCGACGAACCTTGAAAACCTGAGACTTCTGGCCTATCTGAAGTACACGGACGCTTCCGGTATGCAGCGTGACCTTGCTATCGGTACGCTGAACGGCAGAACCGTCCTCGTGGACGATAACATGCCGGTCAAGACTACCGGAACCGGTGCGGAAGCAAAGACCACCTATACCACCTATGTTCTGGGTGACGGCGCTATCGAGTACACCGATTGCGGCGCAAAGGTCCCGTATGAGACTGACCGTGATCCGGCCAAGAACGGCGGCCAGGATACCCTGTATTCCCGTCAGAGAAAGTGCTTTGCTCCGTATGGTATTTCCTTCACGAAGAAGAGCATGACTTCTCTGTCCCCGACTGATGCGGAACTGGAAAAGGGTCAGAACTGGGAGCTGGTAAACAGCACCGGAGACACCAAACAGTATATCGCTCACAAGGCTATCCCGATTGCACGTATCATTTCCCTGGGCTGATTGTCCAGGGATTTCTGCTGAAGACGGGAGGTGCTACACATGATGTACCTGACATACGAAGAGTACAAAGGATACGGCGGGGATCTCCCGGAAACGGATTTCATTCTGTTTGAGCATAGGGCAAGAAAGCGGATTGACTACTGGACAGACTGCCGTGTTCAGAACATGGCAGCAGTGCCGGAAGCAGTCAAGCTGTGCATGATGCAGATTATTAAGCTGGACGGAAAATTCGGTGTGGACGCGCAAACGGATAATCCGGTTGTCGCGTCCTTCAATACTGACGGATATTCGGAAAGCTACGGAAGTGCATCTGACCAGGCGGCGGCTGCAGAGGCGAGTCTGTATAAAACCGTGAGAAGCCTGTTATACGGCGAAAAGGATGACTACGGTACACCGTTACTTTACCGGGGGGTGTACGGATGAAAGAATGTAATGAGACGATAACTGTTTTTAACACACGCCTGGATGATGACAAGGGGTATGACCTGTACGTCCCTACAATCATCCGGGGCGTTTCGTGGTTCTGTGAAATTGCATCGAATGTAGATTCTTCAGGATTGAAAGCAGCCAATAAATTCATAATCCGTATCCCTGTTGACGCGGATTTCTCTGATAAGGCATATGTCCCGCCTGCGGCATATGCGGGAGGTGATCCTAATACCGTTTTTACCCTGAAACAAGGTGATGTCATAGTGCATGGAGAGGAAACGGAACCTATGCAGCCTGCACAGCTGCAGGAAAAGTATGGGGAACTGGTAACGATCCTGGGCGTGACGGACAGCAGCAGGCGGCCGCACGCGAAGCACTGGAAGGTGGTGGGGGCATGATCGAATTCAAAGCGAGAAAGGAATTCATGGATCTGGATACAGAAAAGCTGCTTGCGCGGTTTAATCTGGAATCCGGCGGAATGGTCCAGAAGGCCATAGACGCGGCGGTCATCCGCTACGATATGCAGTATGTTCCATGGGATACCGGAACGCTTGCGAGAAGCCCTTACTCAGTTACAGCCATAGGCAGCGGTGAAGTGGTGTATCCCGGACCGTATGCCCACTATATGTATTATGGTGAGGTCTATGGTCCGAATATTCCGGTTTTTGAGGATGACAGCGGAGAGCCTACAAGATGGTTTTCGCCACCCGGGAGAGAGAAGCATCCGACGGGAAGACCGCTGGAATACAGTCAGGAACCGAACCCACTTGCCGGATCCTATTGGTTTGAGCGCATGAAGGCAGACCACCTTCAGGACATCATAGAAGAGGCACGAAGAGCAGTAGGGAGGTAATCGGAATGCCGGACATAAATAACACAGAGGCATTGAGAGACTGGTTCCGTACCTGTCCCGTGATACAGAAAGGGAATCGGTTCCGTGTGGATTATGTGGCGGAGAATCCGACAGAATACGCGATTTATGCGGTTCCTTCTACTCTGCGGTATCACGAAAACATTCTGGGTGAGGAAGTCCTGGACGATATCCAAACACAGAATTTCATTTTTGCATCCAAAGAGCATTACGGCGCTGACATTCAGCAGAACCTTGCGAACCTGGGATTTCATCAGGCCGTTGTTGAATGGATCTTAGAGCAGAATACAGCAAGGAATTTCCCGGAATGGTCCGGCGGATACGTCAAATCCATCGTACCTACACTGACCGGATATCCGGTACAGGTCGGGAGCAGCGCAGCAAAGTATCAGATACAGTTAAAAATCACATACAGGAGAGTGTAATCATGGCAGGAAAAATTGAAAGAAAATACCTTGCACATTTTATTGATGCCTCCTTCAATGGTACTCCCGTGAACTATATCCGTCTGGGTAAAGATCTGGAAGAGTACAACGAGGAGCTGAATCCGGATGTCGAGGTAAGCCAGAACATTCTTGGTGAACAGAATGTTCAGCACAATGGCTATGAAGTTCAGAGTGAGGTTGATCCTTTCTATGCGTATGAAGGTGATCCGATGTTTACGCGCCTTTGCAAGATTGCAAATGAGCGCCTGACCGGTGATGCCTGCATGACCACGAAGGTTGACGTGCTGCTGAAGGCAGACGGGACCGTCGAGTGGGCGTATTGTGAGGACTGCTACGTCGTGCCTAATACGGTCGGCGGCGATACTTCCGGTGTCCAGGTTCCGTTTACGGTTTACAATGCCGGCAACCGGAAGAAGGGTACTTTCAACATGAGTACGAAGAAGTTTACCGCTACCACCTGATAGCGGACGGCAGAAACAGATAACAGGGAGTTTGGTATAGACCAGGCTCCCTTTTCTTATGAATGGAGGCAAACATGGCAGAAGAAAAGAAACAGGCAGCATTAAAGATTGTCATTGATGACGGCAGTCAGCGGATCCCGATTGAAAACATGAACGGGGATGAAATCGGTGTGTTCTATTTCCATCCTACGGATGTGGGTATCATCGAGCGCTACAACGAAACAATGTCCAAATTTGACGAGATCGTGGCTCCCCTGGAAGAGATCGATATCAACGCGGACGGTACGGCAGATGCAAATGACGAGGCGGCCGCCAAAGCCCTGAAAGAAGCAGAAAAGCGGCTTTATGAGGCCTGTGATTATATATTCGGCGGAAACATGTCCGAAGCATTTTTCGGGAAAATGCACCCGTTTTCCCCGGTGGGCGGACTCTTCTACTGTGAGAGTGCGCTGAATAAGGTTGGAGCCTTTATTTCAGAGCAGTTTGAACAGGAGACTACGAAGATCAACAGCCGCCTGAAACAGTATGTAGGAAAGTACGGTAAGGGCAAAAAATGATCGGTGTACTTCCGACAAGCCTTGAAGTAAGCGGAAAAGAGTATGCAATACGGAGTGATTTCCGGGACATCCTCACAATCATAACAGCTTTCAATGATCCGGATTTAGAGGACAAAGAAAAGATGTTTGCATGTCTGTACATTCTCTATGAGGATTTTGAGGATATGCGGAATGAGGAATACGAAGAGGCCTATATGCAGGCCATCCGCTTTATTGACTGCGGTGACGAACCCAAAGACGGGAAGCATCCGCGTCTGATGGACTGGGAACAGGATGAACGGATCCTGTTTCCGGCCATCAACAGTGTGGCAGGATATGAAACACGGTCCAGCAAATACGTTCACTGGTGGACGTTCGTTGGGTATTTTATGGAGATCCATGAAGGCGTGTTTTCACAGGTGCTATCTCTGCGACAGAAAAAGTCAAAGGGCAAAAAGTTGGAAAAATGGGAGCAGGAATTCTGGCGTTCAAACAGAGAACTATGCGTCCTGCAGCACAAACTATCCAAAGAAGAGAAGGAAGAAAGAGACCGGCTGAATGCCCTGTTAAATGGCTAATGGGAGGTGAGAAAGCATGGCTGGAAAGAGCGACGGCTCTATAACGATTGATACAAAACTGGATAATAGCGGTTTTTCCAGAGGATCGGATGAGCTGAAGCACGCCGTCAAGTCCCTGACAGATCAGGTGAACGAGACTGGAAGTAAGATCCAGAATGCGTTCAAGTTTGATTTTGGGCAGCCCAAACAGGCTGTCAATTCATTCTCACGAGCAATTAAGCAGGTCAATGATGAAATTCAGAGTCTTGGAGAGCTTGGACAGAGAGCGCTGGAAGGTGATGCGGATGCACTGGCACGGTTCCGGTCTGAAAGCGGGGAAACCCTGAGTAAGCTGGAAGAAATGAAGGCTGAACTGGAAAAGTTCGGCAGTACGGAATTCATGACACCGGAATACGCGAAAGCTGCGGACCAGTACCAGAAAGCAGCTACACAGGTGGATGAACTGGCAAAGTCCCTGGAAAATGCAGAAGCCGCCTTTGAACAGCTGACAAATGATTTTGGCAGCTCCGAAGAATATACGGCACTGGAAGACCGGATAGATGTCCTGAAGATGTATCAGAAGGAATACGAAGCTGCTATGAAGCGCGGTGACAGCGGCGCGGCAGCACAGGCCTTCATGAATTCAGGTGTGGGAAAAGGGACGATTGCGGATGCGGTAAAAGAAGCAGAAGCAGAAATGCAGAAGCTCTGGGATAAGTTTGAAAACTCCACTCCGTACAGATCAGCTCAGAAAGAGATTGATAAGATCACGGCAAAACTGGAACAGGCGAAAGCACAGGCTGAACAGTATAAAGCCGAAATGGACGCGACTCCGGCAACGTTTGAAGGGTATGCGTCTACAGAGTATGAAAGAGATCAGGCCGCACTGGAAAGAACGATTGACCGGCTCCTGGAATACAGGCAGCTTGTCAGAGAAGGCGTAGGAAGCGACACAGCACCGTCGGCAGAATGGCAGGCGGTACAGGAACGTTGGCAAAACATGACTACCATGAGCGGTCTTATCCGTAATGCCTTTACCAGTCTTTTCAGCACGATTACAAGCGGAGCGCGTACCGTAGGAAGCGCACTCAGCACGGGTATTACTCATCCGATTCAGCTTGTAGATCGTGCGCTTGGCGGCGTTGCTGTGGGTGCATGGAAAGCAGTTTCTTCCCTTGGAAGGCTTGCCGGCAATGCGATTGTAAGCGGCATTCAGAGGATAGCGAGTGCCGCGAGACAGGCAGCCGTACACCTGGCGGGAATGGCGAAAAGTGCCATCACGAACGGTCTGAAGAAGCTGGGTAACGCGATTGCCAATGTCGGAAAGAAATCAAAGAGTACAAACGTTTCTCTTTCCGGCGGATTTAAAACTATGTTGAAGTACGGACTGGGTATTCGTTCCATGTTCGTACTTTTTAATAAATTGAGAAATGCAATCAAAGAGGGATTCGGCGCACTGGCAGAACAGGATGCAGCGTTCGGTCAGACCGTGAATAACTTCAAAGCAGCTCTCACAAACCTGAAAATGAGTTTTGCAGCGGCATTCGCTCCGATTGCAGAGACGGTATTGCCCATACTGACAAACCTCATCAATACACTGGCAACAGCAATATCGAAAATAGGTCAGCTTGTGGCGGCGCTGTCGGGGAAAACGACCTATAAAAGAGCGATCACTTCTCAGGCGGCTATGGCCGATAACACTTCAAACGCGGCAGACGCGATGAAGGATGAATCGAAGGCCGCAAAGGAAGCACAGAAAACACTGGCCGGTTTTGATGACGTGGAAATCCTTCATGATAATTCGTCAAATCTGGATCAGGGACAGACAGCCGGGAACGGTGGCGGTGGTGGTTTTGAAGAACTGCCGATTGACAGTAAATTCGCGGACCTTGCAAAGAAGCTCAAAGACATGTGGAAGAATGCAGATTTCACAGAGCTTGGCCGGATGCTTGGACAAGGGTTAAAAGATGCCCTGGATAAGATCCCGTGGGATTACATCAAACAGGTAGCGGCGAAACTGGGAAAGAGCATAGCTACACTGTTCAACGGCTTTCTGGAAGTGCCGGGACTGTTTACGACGATTGGAAAGACAATCGGAGAAGGTATCAATACGATATTTGAATTCCTGGATGCGTTCGCCTCTAACTTCCATTGGGCAAGTCTCGGACAGGCTATCAAAGATGCGATCCTCGGAATGCTCAATACGATTGACTGGCCGCTGATTTATCACACCATGGCAACATTCGGTGAGGGTATCGGGACAGCGCTTGAAACAGCACTGAATAATCCGGAGATATGGACAGCCATATTCACGGCAGTCAGTAACGGCTTGAATTCGATTGTGTACGGTATTGATGCATTTCTGAAAGCAGTGAACTGGGGTGAGCTTGGCGCGAACATTGGAACCGGCCTGAATGCCGGCGTAGAGGCCTTTGATTGGAGCGCACTGTCACAGACGTTGATAGATCTGATAAACGGCGCATTCGATCTGTGGTACAACTTTGTGACCACATTCGATTTTTATAAATTCGGGTCTCATATTGGTACAGCCCTGTCCGATGCAGTAAAGGGTATCAACTGGACTGAGGGCGGTGCAAGCGTCGCACAGACGATTAACGGCCTGTTTGAAGCTCTGAATGGGTTTATACAGTCTACAGACTGGAAAGCCCTTGGAGCGGCGGTTATCGATGCCATAGGCGGCTTTTTCGGTGAGATTGACTGGGGAACCATGGCGGAAACGCTGTCCAGTGCGGCGATAGGCCTGTTGGATGCCCTCACAGGTGCATTTCAGGAAGTTGACTGGAAAGCGCTGCCCGGACAGATTACAGAGGCAATTAAGACGTTCCTGACAGAATTTGACTGGGCGGGAGTCGCAACGGCAGCAGGTGAACTGATCGGAGCGGCATTCACAGCACTGATTGAAGTCGGCGGGGAACTGTGGGAGTCCATGAAATCTGTCGGTAAGAACATCATGGAAGGAGGTTTTCAGGGTATTATAGATGCCCTGGCAAGTGTCGGTGAATGGATAAAGACAAACATCTTCGATCCGTTCATTACCGGGTTTAAGACCGCGTTTGGTATTGAATCACCTTCTACGGAGATGATGCCGCTTGGCGGTTACATCATCGCAGGTATGCTGCAGGGTATTATCGACGGCCTTGTAAATATCGGGACCTGGATCAAAACAAATATCGTGGATCCGTTCGTATCCGGCGTGAAGAGTATGTTCGGTCTGGACGGTGAGGAGTCCGTTCTGGTAAGCGTCGGTAAAGACCTGATTGCCGGCCTGAAAGCCGGTATCGGGGCAGTCATGACCGGTATCAGCGATTGGATCAAAACTGTTATCGTGGATCCGTTTGTATCCGGTGTGAAAAGCATGTTCGGTCTGGATGGTGAAGAATCCGTGCTTGTCAGTGTTGGTAAAAACCTTCTGGAAGGTCTGAAGAACGGTCTGCTTGGAGCAATGGACGGTATCGGTGATTGGATCGGTACGAATATTACCGGCCCTATCTGCGGATTCTTTAAGGACCTGTTCGGAATTGCCAGCCCGTCAACTGTATTCTCTGAATACGGTGGTTTCCTGCTTGCCGGTCTGAAAAACGGTCTGCTTGCGGCAATGGATGGTATCGGTGATTGGATTAGCACAAACGTAACCGGCCCCATCTGCGGATTTTTCAAAGATTTGTTCGGTATTAACAGCCCGTCAACCGTGTTCAATGAATACGGCGGATACCTTATGCAAGGTCTGGAAGGCGGTATTGACGAGAATAAAGAGCTTCCGAAAACAGCTCTGTCAAATGCTCAGACTTCCATGGAAACGGTATTCAGCGCACAGAAACAACTGCTTGCATGGGCGCAGGTCGGTAGCAACGTGATGTCCCTCGGATTAAGAGCAGGTATCCTGCTGAAGACACCGGCTGTCCTGGCCACAATCACTAAGCTGGAAGACGATATGCGAAAGGTCATCACAAAACAGTTCAATACCTGGAAAACAGCGGCGGGAACACTGCTTGACAATTTTAAGAACGGATTGACCGGGAAACAGGCAACACTGATAACAACAGTCAATACGATTATTACTGCACTGAAGACAAAAATTGATAGCTTCAAATCTCAGCTGAATAATTCCGGACGTGATCTGATGACGGATCTGCAGAATGGGATGAACAGCATGAGCGGCAGCATCTCTTCTTCAGCAAGTAATATAGCAACCGGAATACATAACAGCTTCAATAACCAGAACTGGAATAATCTTGGGTACAACATCGGGATGGGTATTTATAACGGTCTGGTATCTTCCGGAAGCTGGCTGTCTACGCTTGCATGGAATACAGCTGTAAACATGTACAATTCGGCTTGTCGCGCCTTGGGGATTGCATCACCTTCCAAAGAATTTGCATGGATTGGTGAAATGATTACCAGAGGTCTGGGCGGCGGAATTGAGGCTACACAGGACAATGCGGTGAGTGCGGTCACATCCCTGGCGGATGCCGTGACGCAGGAAGCAGAAGACAGCAATCCGATTATGCACATCGATACGGCCGTGAATGGGATAGACAGTGTGCTTTCCACATTCTCTGACAAGGTAGTACAGAGCTTTGATGCGATGATCTCTGCAATGGAGAGTATTGTAAATGGCTCTTCTCTCACACTGCCTGCAATGGCAAACGGCTCTGTAATGCCGTATTCTGCCCGTAGGAGCGCTTCGCAGGATGAGGGGGATAAACTATCGTCCCTCATCGAAACACTGGCACAGCGGGACGCTGACAGGCTCACACGGGATGATCTGAGTGAAGTCCTTATCAATGTACTCAGGCAGTATTTGAACATTGATTTTTACATCGGTGATGAACAAATTGCAAGACACGCGAACGCGGGAAACGCAAAACTGAATCGCCGGTACAGTACAGCAACATAAGGAGGCAGGCGAATGGCGTTCAAAAATCCTTTTAAGGTTGACGGGGTGGTTTTACCCACCCCGGATGAATATAAGCCGGGAATTGAAGATCTGTCTTCTGAAGCAACCGGCAGAACTCTGGACGGTATCATGCACAAGGACGTTGTTTCCACAAAGGACTATTACGAGTTTGTGTGGAAGGTCGTTTCATGGGCGGATGCCGCAAAGATATTCAATGCAGTGGACGGAAAGACGCAGGTGACACTTACCTATGCGGATCCCCGGACACCAAACAGATTTCTGACCAACACATTCTATGTCGGAAAACGGAGTTGTTCGGCTTTGAATCTGAATGATCCGGTTCGTACCTGGAAGGACGTATCTCTGACATTCACAAGAATTTAAGGAGGTCGCACAGGTGATAAATCTTTCAAGAGCTTTCCGGCAGGAGCTTTTTTACAACAGAAGAAATTATCTCACCTATGCGGATATTACTCTGTCAACCGGAAGAACATTGTCCCTGACCAATACACAGATATGGTCCGGTGGTTTTTCAACAGAGGATGCCGTATCGGAGGATAATTCTTTTACGGCCCTCGGTTCAACAATCATGGGAGCGGCAACGCTGGTCATAAACAATATGACAGAGGCCTATTCCAATTATGATTTCACCAATGCAAAGGTTGTCCTTTATGTGGGTATGACCTTCAAAGTCAATGGATCCACCCGGACAGAGAAAATCAAAAAGGGAACCTATACCGTTGATGAAACGAGCTATAACGGTGGTACAATCACGCTCTCCCTGCTGGATTACATGGAGCAGTTTGACCGGCCGTACAGCAACAGTACATTGAGCTATCCTAATACTTTGGATGCCATTGTCAGGGATGCCTGTAATAAATGCGGTGTATCCCTGAATACCTATACTTTCCCGCATAGAGATTATGTGGTTCAAAATAGACCGGAGGATGAAGCAATCACCTTCCGGGAGGTCATCGGCTGGGCGGCCTGTATCGCCGGGTGCTTTGCCAGATGCAATGTTGATGGAAAACTGGAACTGAAATGGTTCGATCAGACTACACTGGAAAGCCGCACAAATGTCATTGACGGTGGCAGGTCCTTCAGTTCTTCCGGAACGCTGATTGATGGCGGCGGGTTTGATACTGATTATGATGTTATCGACGGCGGCAATCTGGCAGACGATGACGGGATGCATTATGTCCATTCTCTGTATTCTCAGGATATCAGTGTAGACGATGTGGTCATTACTGGGGTCCATATTACGGTTAAAGATGAGACAGAAGAAGGGAAGTCTTCTACAAAGGAATTCAATTCCGGGCGAAAGGGTTATGTAATTGGGATTGAAAACAATGATTTCATTACACCTGAAACCGGACAGGAGGTTGCGAACTGGTTAGGGGAGCAGCTGATTGGTCTGACCTTCCGGAAGGCTTCCGTTACACATGCCAGTGATCCTTCCATGGAGGCCGGTGATATCGGGATCCTGTGGGACAGGAAAGACAATGAATATCCTGTCCTGATTACCCGGACAAACTTCTCTGCTACTGCTTCACAGAAAACGGTAAGCGGGGCGGAAACGCCTTCACGAAACAGTGCTACACGGTACGGGTGGCAGACAAAAAGCTATGTGGAGTCCAGGAAGCTGCTGAAGAAGGAACAGACTACCAGAGAAGCCATGCTGAAAGATCTTGCCGATAAACTGGCAGCTCATTCCGGTCTGTATTCTACGGTTGAAACACAGTCGGACGGCAGCAGCATTTTCTACCTTCACGATATGCCTACTTTGAATGAGTCCGCGATTGTCTGGAAAATGACAAAAGAGGCCTGGGGCGTAACGACGAATTACAACAAGGGTAAAAATACAGTATGGAACGGCGGCATGACCGTTGACGGTGATACTATCGTTCGTATTCTTACAGCTGTCGGCGTGGACGCGGACTGGATCAATACCGGAAAGATACAGTCAAAAGACGGGTCTGTATCAATCGATCTGGACAAGAACACGATCAACCTGAAGGGTATCACTTCCTTTGATGGGTTTGAGACAAAGGACAATCTGAAGACTGCCGGCAAAACCACGATCAACGGCGCGAATATCACAACCGGGTCCATAAAGGACGCAAACAGTAACACGGTATTCAATCTGTCAACCGGTTCCCTGACAATGAAGAAAGGAAGCATTGAACTGGGAACTCGATTTAAAGTAGACAGTAATGGTTATCTTACGGCTGAATCAGTTGACCTTAAAGGCCATTTTCGGAGTGTTTCAGGAAGTACCTTTACAGAAATATATAATGGTCAATTCCGCGCCGGTACTACCAATGGTAGCTACGATACTTTGCACGGTGTTATTGATGCAGATGCAAACTATAGCGGCGGAACACATGCCGTTTCAGTAATTGCAAAAACGGGTTTTTTGGTCCTTGGAGGAAATGGGACAATCTGGTTTACAGATCAAACCGGATCCGGAAATGCATGGGGCTGGGCAAACAGTAATGGTCTGCATTCAAAAGGTGGATTAAGCGTAAGCAGTATTGCCATTCCTACCGCTTTTGATAGCGAAGGCAAAGCGGTAAGTTGGTATACCGGATACATAGATGACGGCATTATCAAATAGGAGGCATGATGACGTACATTACAGTTTTAAACGGAGTAGAAACCATTATCACAAAAGATCAGCAAATGTACGATTGTATCAAACAAAATGGGGAGATCTATTCTATAGATGATGATGGGAGCAGAACGTTAATTGCAAACGGAAAAGAAGGTTTTCTTCGTGGAAGACCTGGTTTTCCGGTATATCCGACACATAGAAAGAAAACGGAGGACGAATAATGGATATCGGAGATCTTTTAACAGCTGTAGAAAACCATATTTACAGTTTTGCCAAAAAACAGTTTGATATCAATAATATTTCCCCTTCCATGCAAAGGTTAATCATGGAGGCCGTTTTCAGCAAATTTCAGGCGGAAGCCATCGCAGAAATGATTCTCAATCAGATTTCGTATGAGGGAGAAGATACACCGGATAAACAGATCGATCAGACCAAAGAAACAGTCGAAGACATGGTGGATACCTTGAGAGAGTTTTACAATAACGAGGAGGGAGAGAATGGCGGAACAGAAGATAGTTCAGCACAGGCGTGACATTTATTCCAACTTTGCCCCGTCGAAGATAAAGCCCGGTGAGATCATCATGATTACCAGCGGCGATCCGAATTCATCCAGTGGTAAATCGGTATACGCCTGTATCGCTGCCGGTGATGTGATGCAGTTGGCTACACGGGACGAACTGAAGACTTACGATCAGGCAGCACAGACAGCGGCGGAAGCGGCGGCACAATCCAAAACGGATGCAGCCACAATCAAAGGTCAGATCGATGAAGAACTGACATCTGCACAGAACGCAGCACAGGCGGCAGCTGAACAGGCAGAGGCCGCAGCGCAGGCGAATGGTCAAATCGCGGAGAAGACCACAGCTGCACAGAAAGCAGCAGAGGACGCGCAGGCTGCCCTTGAAAGTGTTCAGACAAAAGCAGCGGATATCGAGGACATTCTGGTTCATAACTCCCATACAATCGAAACAGGGGACGGCGCTACAGATGAAAACGGGAGCGTTTACATTTATCTGAGTGATTACTTCAAGGAAATCCTTGGAGAAGGTCAAACAGGATATAGGGTTTTCCTTCAGGAAGAAGGAGAAGGCAAGGTGTATGTCAGTGAAAAGACAGACACCTTTTTTGTTGTATCCGGTACAGAGAGCCTTGCGTTCTCTTGGATGATAATTCTCTAAAAGATTTTCAGGAAAGGAGAGGGCAAATGGTTACACAGGAATTTGAACTGAGTGTCACGCCTATTGGCAGTCCGCCTGTCATCCATCTGAATAAGGATGACGCGGATTTTCAGCTGATATTCAACATCGATTCCCGGTCAGGGAAGTTCACGATGGAGAATAACACGTCTGCACAGATACGCGGAACAAAACCGGATGGAACAAAATTCCAGGCTTCCGGAACCGTGTCCGTAGCAAACAAAAGGGTAACTATCAACGGCGATAAGAATATGACCAATGTTCCGGGTATCGGGATCTTTGAAATCTGTCTTATCCATGCAAGAAAGGAACTCTATACACAGAATTTCAAAGTGTGTATTGAGGATATTTAAGCACATCACAAAGAAAGGAAGAAGGGCAAATGATTATTCATGAATTTGATCTGGACATGATACCTGGTGGTAACGTGCCGTCAATCAGGGTGAATCAGTATGATGAAGATTTCAACCTGAAGATCAACCTGTTTTCCAGAAACGGGAATTTCTCTGTCCTCAGTGGCACAACCGCCCTGGTAAGAGGAACAAAGCCGGATGGAAATGCCTATTCTGCGGAAGCCTCCGTCAACGGGACCGTTGTTACCGTGACCGGAAATCAGCAGATCACAGCGGCAGCAGGCAGAGCGATCTTTGAAATTTCCCTCCGCAGGAACGGAAGAGAACTGAATACGGCAAACTTTGTCATTGATATTGAGCAGGCGGCCATGGATAAGGATACCGTTGCATCCACGTCCGTTGTCAGAGAGCTTGTCGATATTATGGATAACTCTGAGGAAATCATCAATGCGGGTCAGCAGTATGAGAATTCTCAGAGGGCGATGGAGGAACTGACTGCGAGATCTGAAGCGGCTGCTGAAACAGCAACCACGATGAAGACGCAGACGGAGGAAATCGCTACACAGACTGCTGAGAAATGGACAGAAGTCTCTGAACAGATGGACCGTAAATCTGCAGCTATCGCTACTCTGGTATCCAATGCGGATCAAGTGGCGGCAGAGGCATCTGAAAAGGCCGGCAATGCTCTGAACGAGGCAGCGGAAGTATCCAACAGCCTTGAAGACATTCAGGGGAAAGTTACCGCTCTGGAACTGGGGCAGAACAACTATGTTGCGGATGGTTATGTGGAAGACGAAGAGGCCGTTTTTGTCGATAAGGACGGAAACGAGATGTTCCGTATTACGGGCATCGGCGGATCCGGCGGCGGTGGCGGAAGTTCTGACCAGACCGTGAAATCCCAGGTTACCATGGACAACATGACTGGATGGCTTTCCAAAACGATTGCTGCAGGTGCGGAATGCCCGGTATCCTTTGTATGGTCCTCCACGATGGAAGGCATCCCGACCGGAAACGGCGTTGTCAGTGTGACTGTCAACAACGTGGTAAAGGCCACTATGGACGTTGCACAGGGAGCCGTAGAGATTGACCTGACTCCGTACATGACTGCAAGCGTGAACCGTGTCGAAGTTCGTGTAACAGATATTGAGGGTCAGTACAAGAGGATCAATTACAGTATCACGATCATGCAGCTATCTCTCAGCTCCACATTCGACGTGGCCACACCGTATACCGGTGCTATCCCGTTCCCGTACACTCCGATTGGTGCGGTACAGAAGACCGTGCATTTCATCCTGGATGGTACGGAAATCGGCACTCAGCAGACCTCCGTAACCGGCAGACAGATGACCTATACGATCCCGGCACAGGCCCACGGCGGCCACTCTATCAGAGTTTACTTTGAGGCAGAGATCAATGGTGAGACGGTGCGCTCCAATGAGCTGTACTATGAATTCACCTGCCTGGAAGCGATGAGCGATGAAGTCATCATCACGAGTCCGTACAATCAGGCTACACAGCCGCAGTATACGTCCATCGCTATTCCGTTCACGGTTTACGATCCGGTATCCCCGACGGCCGAAGTCAAAATCTATGCAAACGGTGAGCTGCTTTCTACTCAGACGGTTGACAGATCTGAACAGTCCTATACCTACAGGGCAACAGAGGCCGGTCCGCTGGTAATTGAGATCAAGAGCCATGAAACGACCAAAACCTTCAATATCGAGATCACCGAATCTGATGTCCATGCGGAAGCAGAGACGGAAAACCTTATGCTCTTCCTGTCTTCTCAGGGCAGAAGCAACAATGAGGAAAATCCGTGGACATGGGTTTCCAATGTTGGAGAGAACGATGTCAGTGCAGTTCTTTCCGGCTTCAATGGCGCGTCTGATGGATGGCAGACCGATGAGAGCGGTATTACCTGCCTGCGCGTGACCGGCGGTGCAAGAGTCCAGATCCCGTATCAGATTTTTGCTGCTGACGCGAGAAGAACAGGTCTTACCTTTGAGATCGAGTATGCAACCAGAAACGTGTCTGATTACAACGCGACGATCCTTTCCTGCATGAATGGCGGCAGAGGACTTGAAATCACTCCGCAGAGAGCAACACTGAAGTCTGAACAGACCGAACTGTACATGCAGTACAAAGAGGGCGAACATATCCGCGTTGCCTATACCATCGGCAAGAGATCTGAAAACCGTCTGGTGAAGAGCTATATCGATGGTAAGATTGCGAGGGTTACACAGTATCCGGATGATGATGACTTTGCACAGGTAGCGCCCGTTGGAATTTCTATCGGTTCCGATAACTGCACAATCGATATCTACTGCATCCGCGTATACACCAATGACCTTACCGCAAATCAGGTCATGGACAACTGGATTGCTGACACACAGGACGGATCCCTGATGCTTGAAAGATATGCGAGGAACCAGATTTTCGATGCATATGGTCAGGTAGTTCCGGGACAGCTGCCGTCCAACCTTCCTTACATGATTATCGAGTGCGAGGAGCTGCCGCAGTACAAGGGCGATAAGAAGACAGTGAATGTATCCTATACGGATCCGCTGTATCCGAGTCATTCCTTCACGGCAGAGAAGGTACAGGCGAACGTCCAGGGTACATCTTCCGCCCCGTATGCAGTGAAGAACCTTGACCTGCAGTTCAAGGGCGGCTTTGAGATGACCACAACCGGCCATTCCAAACTGTACAGACTGAGAGACGATTCCATGCCGACGGCAAGGTTCGTTCTGAAGGCTGACGTGGCCTCTTCCGAGTCCGCAAACAATACGCAGCTGGTAAGACTGTACAATGACCTTTGCCCGTATAAGACTCCGGAAATGGAGGAAGATGAGAGAGTCCGTTGGGGTATCGATGGTATCCAGATTGTCATGTTCTGGCGTGACACGGTGACCGGAGATCTGCACTTCAAGGGCAAATACAATTTCAACTTCCCGAAGAGGTTCCCGGAGGGGTACGGCTACACAGAGGATCAGGAGTCCTGGGAGTGGCAGAACAACACTTCCGACCGTATGCTTTTCAAGTCTGATGACTTTGACAGCATTTATACGGATCCGGAGACTCTGGAACAGTTCCCGGCATGGAAGAACGACTTTGAAGCACGTTTCCCGGAAGATACCTGGGAAGATATCGACAAACTGAAAGAGTGGATCAGCTGGGTAGTATCTACAGACCGCGATCAGGCTACAGGTGATGCTCTTGAAGCTCCTGTAACCTATGACGGAACTGAGTACACTGCCGATACTGCGGAATATCGTCTGGCGAAGTTCAAAGCAGAACTGGCGGATTATGCAGAGGTTGACACTCTGATTTTCTACTATGTATGGACAGAATTCTTCCTGATGGTAGACTCCCGTGCAAAGAACCTGTTCATGGGCTTCCATGGCAGCCCGTGTGAGATCGAGGGTAGCGCGATTGATCGTAAGATCGTCGCAGAGCCTTACGATATGGATACCGGCCTGGGAACCAACAATGAAGGTACTCTGACATACACCTACAGTCTGGAAGATCTGGACACGATTGCCGGCGCGGATGTTTTCAACGGACAGCACTCTGTACTGTGGTGCAACCTGAGAGATACGCACAGAGCCGCAATCGTCAACATGTATCAGACGCTCCGTTCCTCCGGCGGCCTTAACTACAAAGCAGTTGAGAAGCGCTATGAGGATGCACAGAATATCTGGCCGGAAGCAGTCTGGAATGAAGACGGAAGGATCAAATATACCGATCCTCTGACCAATCCGGAGACCGGTAAAGAACCGACGGCCTTCTATCTTCCCATGGCACAGGGATCAAAGGAGCAGCAGCGTAAATGGTGGCTGGGTAACCGTTTCGCGTACATGGACAGCAAATGGAATGCCGGTGATGCACTGGCACAGGTCATTCAGCTTCGTGGCTATGCAAAAGCGGATATCACGGTTACACCTTACATTGACCTGTATCCGACGGTCAAATATGGATCCTACCTGGTACAGCAGAGAGGTACGGCGGGGACACCTGCTACACTGGCCTGCCCGATGGATTCTGTGAATGATACTGAGATCTATATTTACAGTGCGCCGCAGATTGCAAGCGTGGGCGATCTGTCCGGGCTGAAAGTCGGTGTCGCTGACTTCTCTCAGGCTACAAACATTCAGGAGGTCAAACTGGGTGATGCGGATCCGAGTTACGAAAACAACAACATGAAGCGTCTGAGCTTCGGCAGCAACGTTCTTCTGAAGAAGATCGATGTCCGGAACTGTGCGATGCTTGGAACCGACGAACAGAAGAGCGTGGACGTTTCCAACTGCGCTATTCTGGAAGAGGCTTACTTCGACGGCACAGCTATTCAGGGTCTTTCCCTTCCGAATGGCGGCGTGCTGAGAGTGCTGCACGTACCGGCTACAATGTCGAACCTGACGATCAGGAACCAGAAGAACCTTGCAGAGTTTGTTATCCCGTCCTACAGCAATATCTCGACGTTGTGGCTGGAAAACAACAGCGCCGTGATTGATACTCTGGATATTGTGAAGAAGGTTCCGGCAAATGCCCGTATCCATCTGGTAGGGGTAGCGTGGGAAGCGGCTGACGCGGCAGAGATCAGAACCGTCCTGGATCTTCTTGATACAATGAGAGGTCTGGATGACTACGGCAACAACCAGGATCAGGCGTATGTTTCCGGATCCATCCACACAAGCAGCCTGACCGGTGCTGAAGTGGCGGAGTTTGAAGGCAGATACCCGTATCTGAAGATCCTTGCTGACCACACAACGTCTTACCGCACCTATGCGGATTATGACGGTACAGAGCTGAAGAAGGTTGCTTGCATCGACGGCGTACCGCAGGAGAGCGCACCGGCCAATCCGTCTAGGGCGCAGACAGCTCAGTACAGCTATTCCTTCGTGGGATGGTCTAAGAGCATGAACGCTGAGACAGCGGACTCTGATGCACTGGATAACGTGATTGCTGACAGGACGATCTATGCGGCCTACAGCAAGACCGTGAGGGAATACACCGTAACATGGAAGAATGCGGATGGAACCACTCTCAGAACGGATACGCTGAAATATGGCGCAACACCGTCCTGGGGACAGGCTATGCCGACCAATTCCAGCGGCCAGACGGCACAGGGATGGACACCGACGATCAGCACGGTCACCGGTAACGCAACCTATACCGCGTCCTACATTCCGGTATACAACGTATACTTCTACAACGGTACGACGCTGCTGAAGGAACAGCAGGTACAGCAGGGTGGAAATGCTACACCGCCGAGTGAAACACCTGTGAGCGCGGACGGTCCGGATTATGAATTCACCGGATGGCTGCCGGGGTACACGAACATTCAGGGTAACACTTCCTGCTATGCACAGTTCAAAGCTCCGAGTGCTGTGAAGGAAATCACGGATGACTGGGCAACCATTGTCTCAAAGATTGCGAACGGCACGGCAAATTACCAGGTAGGTAACTACAAGCCTCTGGACCTTGGTACAGAGGGCGTTGTCAATATGCAGATCGTTGGTAAGAATACCAGTCCTCTTGCATCCGGCAGCGGAACAGCTACTTATGACTGGCTGAGTATGGAACTGCTTGCAACTGACCATAGAATGAACCCGTCCAACAACAATAACGCTGAAGGAACCGGGTCTATCGGTGGTTGGGAGAAGTGTGAAATGAGGAAGTACCTCAAAGAGACCATTAAGCCGCTCATACCTGAGACGGTTAGAAATGCAATCAAAGAGGTTACGAAGTATTCGCGTATCTTTGATACAAGCGGAACTGCAGTCAACGATGTGGCATCGACAGAAGATGTCTGGATCCCGTCCAAACGTGAAATGTTTGGTGCAATCAGTAATGCAGAGACGATGGGACCGATCTATGACGGAATCTTCACGGATAATGCAAGCCGTGTGAAGAAGAAAGTAGGCGCGTCCAGCGCCTCGTTCTGGTGGTGCCGGTCCGCTAATGGCAGCTATAACTTCAATGGTGTGGGCAGCAGCGGCAGCAATAGCTATAACGCCGCGAGCAACTCCTACCCGCTGGCCCTGGGCTTCTCAATTTAAGCCCGTATCCATGATCTGGCCCGCTTGTCGGGCCAGATCCCCCGGCTTGCAAGGAACCCACCTTTTCCGCCGCGTAAGCGGCGGCGAATTTTTGGGGATTTTTTAGGGTAGACGAACGGCGTAAGCTGAAGTATAATGACGTGCTGAAAGTAGGTGAAAGCAATGTCGGTCATCCGTAGTAAACGCGCGGAGTCCGAAATGGAGTTTATCCATACTGCCCGACAGCTTCAGGTCTATACGATTCAGAAGTGTGTCGGATTTCCCAAACGGTACACATTTTACATCGCCCAACCGATTGCAAATGCAGCTACACGGGTGCATGAGCTGACGAAGATGGCGAATAGTGTCTATCCCACCAATTCCCATGAAGTCCAGCTTCGGCGGGACTATCTCCTCAGAGCAAATGCAGAATTGAACAGCCTTGTCTCACAGATCGAAGTCGCTCATGAGCTATTCGGTCTTGAACCCAATGTCATGAAATTCTGGATGGATCTGGTGGATAAGGAGATCCGTTTGGTAAAGGGAACTCTGAAAAAGGACAAAGAGCGTTACAAGAATATCACATAAGTTTATTTTGGGTTTTGTTCTAAACATCGTCCAGCGCCTCGTTCTGGTGGTGCCGGTCCGCTAATAACAACAATAACTTCAATGGTGTGAACAGCAGCGGCAACAATAACAATAACAACGCGAACAACTCCTACCCGCTGGCCCTGGGATCCTCATCTGTGAGACAAAGTAACCCATGAGGGCGAAATCAGTGCAAGAGGATGAGAAGGAGAATAGAACCCTCCATGCGGAAGCATGGTAAATAATGCCCTTGATAGGTCTGGGCGGACGCTGCTTGCATGGCGGTGCTTGATGGTGATGCACCGTTTCATGCCCACTGACCTTACGCGGCTATATGTAACCATCCGGCAGCCGTACAGGGGCAATTTTAAAAAAGGACTGATGACAATGACCAGTGAAGAACGTCGGGAGGGACGGTATCAGAGAAGGATTGCAAAGCGCATGGCGAAGAGAAATCAGAGCCGTGCTTTTTGTGATGACTTCAACACCGTATTCTCTTATGAAAATCTTTACCGGTCATATAAGAAATGCCGCAGGAATGTGGCGTGGAAAGCATCCGTCCAGAAATACATCACGCAAGCGCCTTTGATGGTCAATCAGACATACGAAAAGCTGCAGGCGGGGAAATTCAAGTCCAGCGGCTTTTATGAGTTTGATATCAATGAGCGTGGGAAGATCCGGCATATTAAGTCGGTGACTATAACAGAAAGAGTGGTACAGCGCTGTCTGTGCGATAATGCGCTTGTACCCATGCTGAGTCCTACTTTCATCTATGATAATGGTGCTTCACTGGAAAACCGTGGATATCATTTCTCCATACGGCGGATGGTGAGACACCTGCAGGAGCATTACCGGAAACATGGTACAGAAGGTTATGTCCTGCTTTTTGATTTTTCCAAATTCTTTGATAATGTCTCTCATGAACTGTGCAAGCAAATCATGAGAGAACAGTTCACCGATGAAAGGGTCATAGGTATCACAGATCATTTCATTGACATGTTCGGTGATGTCGGCCTGGGACTTGGAAGTCAGATCAGTCAGACATTCGCTCTGGCCTCTGCAAATCGTCTCGATCATTATGTGAAAGAGGTACTGCGGATCAGAGGCTATGGACGGTATATGGATGACGGGTATCTGATTCACGAGAGTAAGGAATACCTGCAGCACTGCCTGACGGAAATCCGGCGGGTATGTAGGGAACTTGGGATCACGATCAATGAGAAGAAAACGCAGATTGTGAAGATATCCCATGGTTTTACCTTCCTGAAAGCTCGTTTTTACCTCACTGAAACCGGAAAAGTTGTCCGGAAAATATATAAAAAGTCCATCGTCCGGGAGCGGCGCAAGCTGAAAAAGTTTGTGCCTCTTCTGGAAAACGGGGTCATGAGCTACACGGACGTTGCGACGGCCTTTCAGTCGTGGTGTGCGTATGCAAAGAACTTCAGCGCATGGCATACGATACAGAATATGTGTCGATTGTATAATCAACTATTCATTTATCCCTGGATAATACAGGGAGGGACACAAGGTTGCTGAAAGCATCTTCCAGACGGGAGGTGCTTTTTTAATGCCCAAAAGAAAGGAGATTCAGCAAGATGAAACTGGAAATGGTATTGATGGATGGAACGGCGGTGGAACTGATTGAGGCTTCTTATCCGCAGCACTATGTCCTGTCCTGTGGGAGCCGGACGGCCTTCACAAAGATCTGGGGCAAGATGACGGATGAAAACATCTCGGAGATTCACATCAAAGAAGATGATGAAGAGAAGGCCATCATCGTAGGATCCCGGCTTGTCGGAACTCAGACAGTAAACTTCCCCAACAATGTAATGCTTGGTCATTTCTACTTCAGCGGCGGCGATGTGTACGGCCCCGGTGAGTATCCGCCTGCAGAGGAAGAGGAATTTATTGATGAGGAAGAGACACCTGACGAATAATCACGGCTTCAACAGAAAGGAGAACTGACCAATGGACTTTCTTCAGACGCTCATCGGCGGATTGATCGGTGGTGGGCTTATAGGCTTTATCGAATTCCTTATCCGCCGAAAGGATGAAAAGGAAGACAAAAACAGCGAGATCCTGAAAGCTGTGAAAGATCTGTCGAAAAAGGTTTCTGACATTGAAACACGCCTCGATAAAGAAAACGCTGACAATGCCCGGAGAAATATCCTGGCATTCGATGACGAATTGAGGCGCGGCATGGACCATTCAGAGGAAAGTTTTAACCAGATCCTCGAAGACACCAACTTTTATACCCGCTATTGCAAGGATCACCCTGAATACGAGAATAACAAGGCGATCAATGCGATAGCACATATCAACACAGTTTATCAGCATGTGAAAGCTGAAAACAAGTTCATCTGAGAAAGGAGATCATCATGAATAAGAGAACATGGATTCAGGCAGCAGGAGTAAGAGCGATTAAGACGGTTGCACAGACAGCAGTGGCCACCATCGGTACTGCCGCCGTACTCGGTGATGTGAACTGGGTTGCTGTGGCAAGCGCGTCCGTACTGGCAGGCATCCTGTCTCTGCTGACCAGCGTTGCCGGCCTTCCCGAAGTCGAAGCGTGAGACACGCGCTCATTATCGGAGCCGTCCTGCTATGCGGGGCGGCTCTTACTTTTGGCGGCATGGTAATACATGAACTTGGACGATTTATCAACGATGTAAGGGGAGATAACGAATATGAATAAAGAAAATATGGCCGTCCTGACAAATGTTATCGGCGCGGTAGAGTCTGGCGGTCAGATCTACGGGAAGCGCGACTATTCCGCGTATGCGGCCCCGTACACGAACAGCAATGTGGAGCATACAATCACCCTGGGATGGGCGCAGAACTACGGATCTGAAGCCCACAAGCTGATTCAGATGATTTATGATGCGGATCCGGCAGCCTTCAAAAAGATTGATGGGAACGGCAGCATAAAGAAAGCGTTGGCGAAGGACTGGGTAGCTACACGGTGGAATCCGAGTGCTGCACAGAAGAAGACACTGATTGCCCTGATTTCTTCCGACGCAGGAAAGAAGTGCCAGGACGAACTGTTTGCACAGCTTATGGATACCTTCATCGCGGAGTGCGAGAAGAAATATACCAAAGATATCAAGGCGGTCATGATGTATTGTCAGATCCGGCATCTGGGTGGCGGTGGTCCTGTAAAGAGGATCTTTGACCGGTTGGGAGGAGACTACAGCCTGGACGCGATCATGGCATCTCTGAAGAAGGATCAGAACGATACATCCAATGATAATCAGGTCGGGGACGCGAAGTTCTGGACCAGACATCAGAAGTGTAAGCAGTTCATTGAGAAGTATGCGGTAGTGGATAAAGTGGATAAAGTAGATGAAAGTGAGGATAAGACAATGGGAGTAACAGCTGAACAGGTCATTGCGGTATATAGGAGCTGGATCGGGCTGTCCCGTGCGGCCGGCACACACTCTGTTATCCTGGACACATATAACAAGTACATTCGGAACCATCCGGGAGCAGGCCGTAACTATCAGGTTCAGAGAAGTGACGCATACTGCGATACTACGTTCTCTGCAGCATTCGTGAAGCTGAATGCGGTTGACCTGATCGGTGGCGTGGAATGCGGTGTGGAAGAACATGTGAAGATCTTCAAGGCTGCCGGTATCTGGGAAGAGGACGGCAGTATTACGCCTAAACCCGGTTACGGCATCATCTATAACTGGGATGATGCGACGCAGCCGAATGACGGCTACAGTGACCATATCGGCATCGTAGAGAAGGTTTCCGGCGGGTACATTACCTGCATTGAAGGAAACATGAACGGCGGTGTTGTCGGCCGCAGGACAATTCCGGTTGGCTGGGGGTATATCCGCGGTTTCGCAAAACCGAAATATGCGACATCCTCCGGTAAGACCGAAGAGAAGCAGGAGCAGACTGCTACACAGCAGCAGGCGGGTGGCGGAACGACACTCAGCAAAGCAAAGAAGTGGAACGGCATTGTCGTGGATAAGACCGGCGCAAATGTACGGACCTGGCCGGGAACGGAGAACCATCAGGTTTCCTTCAGTCCTCTGAAATACGGAACCGTGGTAGATGTCTGCGATACCATCAAAGCGGCGGATCAGACAGACTGGTATTACATCCGGTATAATGGTCGGTATGGTTTTGTCAGTGCTGCCCTCATCCAGCGGAAGGAAACGGCGGCAGCAGCCCCGTTCACACCGAAGGAACAGGCCACAAAAAAGACGGCCACCTATGGCGCGTCTATCGGTCCTGACAAGTCTGTGGCCGGAACCTATAAGGTCACAGCTGACAGCCTGAATATCCGGAACCGTGCCGGTGTGGACACGGCTAAAGGGTGTACGATCCTGGGAGCAATTCCGGAGGGGACCAAAGTCCAGAACTACGGTTTCTATTCCATGGTCGGCGGTGTGAAGTGGCTTTACATTCAGGTCACCTATGACGGTGTGACCTATACCGGTCATTGTTCCGGCGAATATCTGAAGAAGGTTTGATCGGGTTGCCCTGGTGAGGATTGAGGTCCTTGCCGGGGCATTTTTTATATTACAAACGCCTGTAATATTCTGTAATATTGCGTAATTTTGTAATTTGGAATTCGGGAATCTCATTACAAAATTACGGAGTATTACAAAATCTGTAATCCGTGAAAGCCGCATAGAATAAGGCTTTATCTGCATTTATT